GTCAACTATAAAACAAATCCCTATCGCATGATCTGCGAAACTATTTTTAGCCTGGCAGAAAACTATGAGCATGCTTACCGTTCGGCTAAAATAGACAAAGACACACAAGCAGCCATAAAACAGTATATTAATTTCTTATACGATAGTAATTGGAAATTCCAACAAGATGAATGGATAATGCGTGATGGTATAATGCAATTATTTTATAGTGGCATCCCTTTTTTATTGGTAGCCAACAATCTTTGGACCAATCAAACTGTGCGTGCAGCAATACCTGACATAGTGCCAGACCGTTACATGACATTATGCTACGAAGATACTCCAGCTTACGCAACTAACACATGGCCGTTTACAGGAATGGATCCTGGCTATCACGGAGCAGTAGAAAGCCAAACTTACTTGGCAGATACCTATTACAAAGTTATTAGAGAACAATTTGGAATTAAAGAATGACCGACAACACCATAACACAATCTACAGCAGACTTTGACTGGTTTAAACAAAATGGCATATTCATGCCAATGATTAACGACACTGGGCGCAATGTATTTTACAAAACTGCAATTGAATCTGCAGTTGCCGGTAAAGTAGTATGCGATATCGGAACCGGAACAGGATTTTTAAGTGTACTGGCTGCCAAAGCTGGCGCTAAAAAAGTATATGCAGTTGAAATGGATCCGGGACGTGCGCAGTATGCACAACAAATGATCAGTAAAGTTGGTTTAAGTGATACTATTGAAGTTATAAATGATAATTTTTTAAACACCAACATTACCGCAGACATATATGTGTCTGAAACAATTGGCACACAAATTTTCAATGAAAATATCATTGATATCAGTAATCATGTGCTGGACAAAGGCGGAGTGTTTATCCCAAGTACCTTTGAAATTACTGCTAAGGTATATTTAAATCATCCTATATTCCCAGTGGTACAATCAAATTCAGAAGCATTTGAATTTCAGCCTGACATAGAAATTGACCCAACATTTGAAACAGAAATAAATTCACAATTTCAGGCACAACACGATTTATCAAACACATTGTATCGTGCAAACACTATTAATAATTTCTTTACTGCACTAAAAAGCATGACTGATATTAAACTAGAAGAAGTGTATGAGACTGCTCCGTTGATAGTAGATTTAAATAAAAAAATTGATGTTAGCCAGTTAAAGATTACAATTCCCGAAAGTGTAATGACCGCTGCTGGGAGAGATATTTGTGTTGTGTTATTCTGGACTGCAAAATACAACAACATTAGTATGGTATCAACTGATTGCTGGTGGGGTCATATGTCGAAGATTATCTTGCCCAGAGCAAAAAAAGCAGGAGTTGACATTACTACATGGTATGACCCCACCATCAGTGACTGGAGATTTTCTTTTTGAAAGCAGTTACCTTAGTAGCACACCCAGACGACTGCGTAATCTTTGCTTGGCCTTTTATGGAAGCACATCCGGAGCTAGATTGGTCAATAGTCTATATGACTTATAGTGCATGGCAACCTAGAGCACAAGAAATGAAATTGTATTGGTCTCGTAGAAATGTACCAACTACATTTTTGGGGTACAGAGATGAATGGTTATATGTGCAAAAAGGTGAACTTGGATTTGACAGTGAACGAGCTGCAAAAGATATTGCAGAACAAGTTGGTGATTTTGATTTAATCTTGACTCATTACGAGGACGGCGATTACGGGCACTTGCATCATAAATTTGTTAACCAATCTGTCCAACAAAACGACATACCTAAGGTTTACTTTGCTAGTACATTTAATTATAATACAAAATACTTAGTAAAGGAAACTGTAGCATTAAACGAATTACCAATACATAGAGAAGCAGTTGAATGCTTTCAATATAGAGATACTGGGCTATACATTGTCACAGACTCAGCAAAACAATTATTAAACAAATGAGAATTTTAACACTAGACAATACCGCTTATGCGATGAACGAAATACCAAACGAAATCGACGAAATTAGATTTTGTGTACTTGACAACAGTGATCCTAAAGATCCCGATTACTTTTTTATTCCACTAATCTTTTTGGAATCATTTAATAGTCCTGCATTGGTATTACGCATTGGGGAAAATACTGTACGTATGCCAGTGGATTGGCAACTGTTAATTGGCGAACCCGACTTTGGCGACCTCGAAGTAGTTCCATTGACTAGTATTAATGATCGTGGATTTAATGTGTTTACATTTAATCCAATGAAAAGTTTTAGACCTAAATTTGAGCCAGTAGAAATTGTAGACATTTACCAAGATGTTAAATGGTATTTTCCAAAATTAAAGCCCGGGCAATTGTTGGCAGTTCCGCTAACAGAAGGCAGTGAACCTATGTGTGCGTATTTTATTAAAGATATAAGCAGACAAAGCGAAGTAATTGATTACAGTAAAGTTTGGTAATGACAAAGATATACGAATCTCCAGATGGCGGCCGTACTGTGTACGAACGAGATATCGGTTGCACCAGTCGCACAGTATCACGAGAAGATACCAGTTTAATTTCCCAAATGCGAGAAGACCAACTTTGGGGCGATATACGTCGGCGAGCTCGGACCCATCCTGGTTTACAAGCCGAGCTTGAACGTGTTATAATGTTTTATAATTTAATTAAACATGACAATAGATAAACTTAGCATTGGCAACGAAATGTTGCAATTTGATCGCAAGAACAAAAACTTTTATGATGATCTCTCAGAAGAGGAAAAGAAAAAGTTTAGCCCTTACATTATGATTCGGTGGGGGTCCAGTGTAGAAGGCAGTGCAGATCTGCAGGCTTATTATCTAATGAGTACCAATGAACGATTGAACAAAAATTTCTTTGATATAAACACCAGTAAGCATAAAAAGTTCCAATGGTTAATGGCAACAACAGTTAGTCCCGACATGGGAAAACAATATCACAAATGGATTGCTCCAAAGAAAAAAGAAAGTAACAGCAAAGCAGTTAAATTCTTGCGTGAAGTATATCCACATGCACGTGAAGACGAAATAGAACTACTTGCTGAATTAAACACAACCGCAGATTTAAAACAACATGCAAAGATGATGGGTTGGGATGACAAACGAATTAAATCAGACTTATAAGTGCCGGTATTGTGCCAAAGACTTCCGCAAAGAATCTACGCTCACTGCACATTTGTGTGAACAAAAACGTCGTTGGCAACAGGAAAAAGATACTGGAGTACAATTAGGACTTAGAGCCTATTTGCGATTTTACGAAGTAACACAAGGATCTGCAAAGTTAAAATCATATGAAGATTTTGTTAGTAGTCCATATTATGGTGCTTTTGTTAAATATGGCAGATATTTAGTAGGTATACGAGCTATTAATCCTACTAGTTTTACAGACTGGTTATTAAAAAACAATAAGAAGTTAGACTATTGGTGTAAAGATAGCTTATATGAAGAATGGATGTATGAGTATCTTCGCCGTGAAGCAGTGCAGGATGCTCTTGAACGTGCGCTAAAAGAAATGCAAGAATATTCAGACACACACCCCGAACTTCAAAATGGGTTTGTGGAATATTTTAAATTTGGAAACACAAATCGTATTATACATCATATTGTTGTAGGTCGCATAAGTCCTTGGATTCTTTATAACTGCGCCACTGGTGTAGAATTTTTAGAATCATTAAATGAAGAACAAATTGCATTGATCATTCGTTGGATTGATCCTGAATTTTGGCAACGCAAATTTCAAGATTATCTAGCTGATACTGAATGGGTTAAGGATATATTAGTGAAAGCAGGACTATGAGGTTTAAGTCAGATATTGATATTGACTTTGGTAACAGACAACAGGCAATTGATTTATTGTCGGTCACACCAGCAAGCATCTTACGTGATGGTAAATTAGTAAAGCACAATACCGGAGTATACGCCACAGACATTCCTGTAGATCCATTTTTGGGCATTGCCAGCATTGATTATGAGACTGCCGAAGATCTAGGCTATGCTAAACTGGACTTTTTGAATGTATCATTATATACGCAGATAAAGAGTGAGCAACACTTGACAGACCTAATGGCACAAGAGCCTATGTGGGAATTGTTGTTGGATCCTGAATTTTGCGGCATGGTTATACATATTGGCAATCACCATGATTTATTAATGCGATGCCCTGAACCTGTCAACAGTATTCC